TCCTTCACCACTTGCTGGGTGAGAGCGAACAATCCAAGATGCGATGCTTTTTTTATTTTTGGAGCGATTTTCTTTGTATCTACTTTAACCCTTACCCCATTAGACCACTTCCACTTCGTAGTGGTGGACTTGGTTAAACCCATAATAGGGATGGCAAGCATGAACCCTCATTTCGATACCATTAAAAGTCACCTTAGATTTAACTTTTAGAGGTTTACAATTGGGCGTATTGACGGTGTCCATAAAGATAATCCCTTGCGTTTCGATTTCTTCCCCATTGGCATCCATGCGGATTGCCGTTTTGGGTTCAAAGCGAACGCAATCGATCGTTTCCGGATCGCCCCACGACTCCCCAAAATTGCCTTGACCTAGATATTCCTCATAAACAATAGAATGTATGAGAAGTTGTTTAGGAATTGGACGAATAATGGGCACGTTGCACCACTTCCAACCCACGATATAGAAGGCCTGTTGGCTCCAAATAGGCCAAAGCATTTGGGCTGATTCGATCTGCATTTTTATTATCGCTTGCTTGCGATCCGCCATAGCTGAATGAGCCGATAGAAACATTACCAATGTTTTGCGCTCCGGCGTTCACATCGGCATCTCCACCCATGACGACGTAATATTCTACCTGTGCAGCAGTCGCCTTCTTAACATACTCCTGAACCACTGGAGCTAATGCGTTAAAATCACTGATTTTAAAACCGGTCACTTGATCAATAATATCACTTGCCCGTTCAATATATTTATCCAATTCTGAGCCCGGGTCAGCCCCTCTGTACATGTTTTGATAGTAATCAGCATCAATGTATCCCATTAGTAAAACTCCCCTCAGAAGGGAAAAGAGGGCCATTATTTGCCCTCTTCTTTCTTATTGGATTTCTTCGGTTTTAAATCTTCTTCCGTCACTTCTTCATACCCGAGTGTTTTGAGTTCTTTGATCTTGGCTGCATTATCCTCACGCAAAATCACATTTTCCTTACGCAAAATAGACATTAAAATCCCTCCTATCAAGACTTAGCTGTCGTGCCATATGAAGCAACGACGCCATCGGCTTTATTTTTGAGCACAAACAAATCATGATACAGACGGTTTTGGTAAAGATAGCCGTCACCTTGGGTGTGTTGACCCGGGGCGAAGAGATAAACTGAATTTAATTTGGCTTTTGCCACTACAGCCCCGCGATAAACGATGACCCAGTTCAAAGCATATGATCCGGTTGCCGGAACAAAACCATCGGTGAAGTCAAACGATGTATGGAAACGATCCACGTCGAAGACTTCGATCAATCGTACACCATCCAACATTGTGACACGTGTTTCAATCGATGTGCCTTGATTATCGAGAGTTATTGTCCCTTTTCCTTCCTTGTACGCTTCGATAAGATCCATNACATCNGAAGATACATATGCCACAAGATTGGANGTGCCGTACTTACGCACTTTTTTGATGTCACGTTTGAGATTGACGATCACATCATCGACCGTAATATCTTCACTTGTCGCATTCCCGAAGCTGATCGCTTTTGTAGCCAGTTTGCTAAACCGATAGGCGTCGATTTCCGGCCCGGCGTGTTCATTCAAGAAAACACGAGTCAAGTTGGCCGCACTAGCCGCTTGATTGGATTCGTCAACGTCCATTTGGTCAACGAAGAATTCGACATCGCGGTCAAAAGAGAGCGTGTACGGTTCATGGGTGACTTCAACCGTGCCGCGGTTAAATCCACCATTTCGGCTATGCGTTTTATATCCGCTGACGGAAAGAGTCGGAACATGAAAAGTCCGAGCACCCATCCATTGAACATTCGGTGTTTCCAAATCGTTGGTTAAAGTCGCTTGTTTAATCACTTGATCAAGTTCTTGTTGATATTGTTCAGCGTAGTTAATAACGTTTCCCATTAGCTATTTCCTCCTTTTAATCCAAGCGCGGCGATGAATGGGTCCGTCGCGCCCCCTTTTTGATGTTGCCCTTTTGTAAATCTGGGCTTTTTGCCATTATCCTCTTGTGCATCTTGCTGTGCTTTGAAATGCGGATATTTCTCAAGCACTTTTTGAATGGCTTGGTCCATATCCACTTCATCAGTTACAAGATTTTTGGCCAAGACTACAACATCCTCGACGGATTCAGCTTTCACACCAGCTTTTAAAGCGGAAAGCTGTGCTTTGAGCGTTGCATTTTGCTCAACAAGAGAACCTTTTTCCTTCTCCAAAGATTCTAGGCGTTCGGCCTGTTTCTGCGCCTCGGTTTTTTGGCTATCCTGCCATTCTTTAAACTTTTTGAGGCCCTCTTTGGCATTTTCAAAGTCTTCGATACCCAGCTGCCGCAACAGTTTTTCGGTGGCCTTTTTCGTTTCGCGCGCGACAATATTGTTTACGTCTTCCTGGGTGAATGTCTTATTATCCTGCTGATCTTGTTGCTGTTGTTGAGATTGGTCTCCCCCAGCGTTTTGGTCCGGTTGCTGGTCACCGGATTGGTCGCCGCCATTGTCATCCGCGGCGAAGAATTGCAAATTCAAACGATATGGAAAATCGTTCTTAAGTTTCATAGTTTAGCCCTCCAATTATGGATAATGATTCTTCCGTTTTCTTTAACGCCCACTACGGATAAACGGGCAAGAAAAAAGCTGTATCATTTCGATACGACTCAAAAGATTTGTTCCCGATCATACCGACGTGTTCTATGGGTCTGCTTAATAAATTCCCTCATGACAGCCTGCCGCTCTCTTACCTTAGCCGCTGCCAGTTTTGCTCCTTCTTCATCTCCCATTGCTTCAAGCATCGCTTTCTCCCGTTTTGCTTGACGAATGCGTCGTTCTAAATACCTTTGTTTTTGACTTTCGGCATAGCGTTTTTTTGTTTCTGACTCGTCATATTTTGGGAATCGTCTAACTGAAAGCCCTTCAATATACGGATAAAGAACGTGCCGACAGTTAATGCCGCCGATTCCTTCTATGGTTCCATATCCTGTCACACTAAGCGGTGGGTATTTGGTGCTTTGGCCACTGATAGAGTAAATATTACCTTGGAACGGAATGTGTGATGGCCTCGAGTCCGCATGGCTAGATATTTCGACAAGATCAACTCCATATTCTTGAAAGCGTACTGTCTGCATTTCATTAGAAACTTTCGAAACCATAGTCCTTGTAACCATGCTTATATATGCCTCTGTGCTCCATCGCCTGCCAGCTTTATCTATCAATGCCGGTATGCCTTTCTCCGCCCATCTCTCAGCCGCTTCTCTGAGTGCTTCCTGCGGTGTTTGTACGCCGGCCAACACTTTGCCGACTGTTTCATTGACAATGTCCAAAAAAACCTGTTGGGCTTGATCTAACAGCGTTGTATTAACGAGATTAAACGTGTCTTTGGCCTGTGATTGATAAGCCATCAAAACCCCTGCAAGTGTCACACTATCTGCGATCGGCGGCGGCTGAACAAGTTTGCCTTGCCTGACCGCTTCCTGTAAGTCATCTTCAAACTCTTTAACCGTCGAATATCCAGCTTCTTGGAGCATTTTTGAAATTTCATCGATGGCCAAGCCGGAATGTTTTGCAATCGTGATGATATTGGCTTGGGTTAGCGGCCCCAATTCCGCGAGTTTAAGAGATTCCCATGAATGAATATCATCCTCTGTAAGCAGTGATTTATGCTCTTTCAGCCGTTTGGCGATATTGATGAGGATTTGCTCCTCGATAGACAAATAGACTTGCACGACCGGAATGGTCAATTGTTGCTGTTTTTGGTAGTCCATTATTCATTTCCACCGCCGCCGATGCCGAACATATCAACTTGTGCCGCGGTGGCCGTAGCGTTTTCTTCATTGATCTCTTGCAGCCATTTTTTGGCCTCTTCCTCCGGCAAGTCGTGAATTCGCATGATGGCCCGTACTTTCGGCATCAATCCTTGGGAAACCAACTTCGAATAATAATTGGCATTGGCATCACGATCCTGTGCCACCGAATCATCAAAGTCAATCGTGACTTCGTATTCATCCGGGGCATCGAAAAAGCCGTATAGTTCGGCCACTTCGCAAATCGTTGTAATGAGCTCTTTTAAGCCTTCCTCGATGATGATCTCATGACTGTTTTTTGTCCGGAACGTTTTGGAGTTTTCACTCACAACCTCCGTGGCTGTTTTTACCCCTTGCCCGTCGAAAGTGAACGTTCCGGTGCTAAAACCGATTTGCATGGCGAGAATATTAAGCAGTGCGTTGATGGCATCAATATGCTCTTGAACACGCAACTCAACAGATATATCAACGATTTTGTCATTATCCATGTCCGCGTTGACGGCTTGGTATGCTTCATCATTTGCGTCGAAATAACGAACCATCTGCCCGGTTTCCGGATCCACGACTGTTTTCACCGCAGTGACCGGAACAATGATGCGTTTTTTGCCTAGACGGAATTCGCGCTCAAAGCTGTCAAACGCTATATCAAGTTCCTTTAATGTATCCAGCGCGTTGGCATAGAGCGATATGCCAAGCGGTGACTGAGTGTCGATATTATTGGCGATATTCGGTTTGAAGTAAACAAAAAGCGGACGAGTTAGACCCTCAATCCGCGTTTCCTCCTCGAGTTCTGGATATAGCGTGGACAGTGGTACCTTGACGCCTAATTCGGCTTTTGTGGACGATTGATAAAGTTCGTTTTTCACAATATAAGTCGATCCATCCCATGTATGCCATTCTAGCAAAGTGAAATATTTATCGCCTTTTCTAGTTTCGTTGACGAAAACCCCTTCAGTCACTTCATCGGCGGTCTGTGACACCGGAATAAAGCAGTTTGCGGTGACATATGATAGCCGTATACCTTTGTCATCACCAAAGACTTTTATAACCATGCCACCCATGGCAAACATATATTCTAGGTAACGCTGAAACTGCTTATAAAAACTATTCCGTTTGAAGGCATCAATAACATTCTCGGACAATTGTTCATTCGAGATGTTGATGACGCACTTTTCATTAAACACCAGCGATGCCATTTCTTGAGCAACCACTTTTGGCATTCTCAGGCTGTTCATGCGACGCGTTTTTTTGCCCTGCAATGTAAAATAATCGAGATCATGCCATTCTGGATAATAGCCTTTATAAAGCGCGTACCACATATCTATGTGGTTGTAAAAGTCCTCTGATGCGATGACATCCTTCGATTCTAAAACGCTTTTAATACCTTTGATTAAGCCCAATCTATACATCACCTGCCTTAATTTTGCGATTATGTTTTTGAACATAAGCTCACCGCCTTAAATAACATAGCGCCTATAAAAATAATTTACGCTATAGCGAAACTCGTCCATAGCATGGTTATAATCATCGATCGGTTTCCCTTTTTCATCCCGGGCATACATCCCAATCTCTTTGATGAAATTGTAATGGTCATATTTGTCGGTTTCGATCAGGAAAAACTGTTCATTCGTTATGAGATTTTGGCAACGCTCAATTCCGACCTCAATCCCTTTTTTCGTCCCTTGAATGTCATGGGCATTGTTGTCCGCTGGCCGCGTGTAAATACCAAGCAGATGCAATTCTTCTCGCAGGGATTTACAAGCCGGATCCACAAATACTTCCGTAAAGCGCATCTGGAATTTTTCTACACACCATTGGATGAATTCTTCGATTTCCCTTGCATAAACACTCATCGCCTTGATTTGTCCTGTATCCCGCCCGGAATGATAATAGTGAGCCACACGGTTTAAAAAATATTGGTATCGACCATCCATCTTTTTTCGTGTGACGATGTTACAACTGCAACTCGTTGGATCCGATTGGCCACCATCTGCCACAAAGTACATTTCGATCGGTTCGCCCTGGAGCGTCAGTTTCATGTTTTTATCCATGTCGAACATGGAATAGATGACGCCTTCCGGAAGAACCCGTTTCCCATACCAGTCCCGATCAAGCAGGTATTTGTTCTTTTTCAACGTTTCGTAGATTTCTTTTTTCCGCTCTTCCGTAATGATCGGGTTGTCCTGTATGGTCCAATGCAGCCAAAAAGTATCCTGAACATCAAATACCTTTTCGATGACCGGATGATTCGGAGGCGGAGGATTTAAGTCCGCCAGATGATAGCGGAACTTGGCCGCAAATGTACGCCGAAAACATTCCTGGATCATGTCCATATGAAGCAGGTTGATCTCACAAAAAACGACGGATCCAAGCGACATCCCGGTGATGGCCTTCACACTGTCCGCTTTTCCTCCGCCCTTGTAATAGACTTTTTTCGCGCCGGTTGGTGTGTGAACTTCCAGGTAATCGCCCAAATCATCGTGTTTGGTTTTACAATAACCGTTAAAAATGTGCATTAGGCCCGTGCCATCGCCATCGATAAATAGACGATAAGCCTGTTCTTGGTTATATCCAACAATCAGATGATTTTCATCGGGCGTATTGATCAAATACCGGGCATAACGAAAATGGCCGGCTGTTGTCTTTCCGGAGCGAGGCGTGCCTTCATTTACTTCAAGCGTGTGCTGGAATGGCATCCGGATGAATTTCTTTTGTTTTGGCGAGAATTCGACGAGCTTATTCATCGTCATTCACTGCCTTTATTAAGGCATCCATCAGCGAAGTATCTTTCTTTTCTCCTTTAAGCAGCTTGACCCGTTCCTGTGCCAGTTCGGTTTCAGCTTTCGTTTTCTCAATGGCATTCTGCATTTGTTTTAGTTTCAACCTACGCTCGTCATCTTCATGAGCTAGTTCGTTGAACTGCTTAATCAAACTCCGAAGTTCAGACATCGCCCGGGATTGAGCATTTAAAAAAGTAGCCTGGCGATCCCAGGCGAATTGAAATTCCCATTCGGTTTCTGCGCTTTCCTCACTGTCGGTAACCCGATTCTTTTTTTTCTTAAGCTCCTTGATCATCTCATCCTTGCTCTCAACAAACATAATTTGCTGCGCTCGAATGATAGCCGCATACTGGATCATGATTTGGTCCCATATGAGATCGGCCGGGCTCTTGTCTTCTAACATCCCCATGATTTCAAGGGTTTCCTGTGGGATGTATTTAGAAAAAAAACCGTGCTTTTTGGCGTTTTGGTTTCCTTTTGGCGCACCGCCATCATTACCCACTGCATTTTTATTTCCTTTAGGTGCCCCTCTTTTCTTTTTTGTGTGCACACCTTTTTCTTTTGTATGCACACCATCACGTGACCACTTATAACGTGTTTTCCATGACTTAACCGTGTTTATGGTCACGCCATATTTTTCAGCTATATCCTTGTATTTCATACCTTTAAGGTAGTCTTGGTAGGCCTGTTCTTTTTGATCAGCCACTACATTTCACCCACCTCCGGTCGACAATTTGAGTTGTTTTGGGCAAAAGAAAAAGCATCCCGAAGGATGCAAATGAAGTTCGTTCTAATCCCTCATCATGTGTTTATGACAATTTTTACATAGAAAATCTTCGCTATCCTTTGGTTTGAGACTAAGCATATGTTCTGGCAATAAATCGAGAGGCGGCTTTCTATGACAAGGTTCCATGGATTTCCTCCCTCACTAGTTTCAGATACCGAATACCGTCATACATATCCCGAAAGTCAAGAATCTTCTTCTGATCCGGGAACAAAATCACCATCGGCTGCCGCGTATCTCCACGGCCAGCAACGGCCCACTGTGTCCAATCATCGGTGATCTTGTACGAACCACTCCGGATCCAGACGGTATCCTTCCCAGCTTTCGATCGGGCGTGGGATTCATTCCAATGCAGATGCCCAAGCGCGATCACATCACCGAATGTCTCGTCGAAGAGACGGCGTTGTGAGTTCGTGGTATTCAGTGCGCTGGTTCCAACATAGTTATGCCGGACGATGATCTTGTATACTTGATTGCCTAGCCGGAGGTTGACTTCGCCACCATACCAGAGATACGGTGACTCAATCCTCCGGGCGATATACTTGACGAAGTCCTCGCCGGTTTCCTTGTAGCTCCAATTGTCGTGATTCCCTTTCAGCACGACGAGATTCGATTCGCCAAGGTATCGCTCAAAGAGATATTGAATCATCTCTTTTTGCTTGTCTGGATTCGTTATTTGCTCATATTGGCCACCTTTATGCGATGACGAAATATAGTTGTCCGCATAGTCTCCCATCGCTATATTAAAAAGCCCATCCGTCTGCTGGATGGTCTGAAAGTCTTTCAGCATTTGCTCATGATCGGTATATAGGCCACCAACATGCCAATCCCCGGTGAACACGATGCCTATTGGCTTGTCATCGTCAATGTCGATCGTCACCGACGTCTGACGATCATCGAACTGTTGAAGTTCTTTCTGTGATTGGATCAAATGCTGGATATACGCTTCGATATTGTCTTCGGTATTCTTCCGATCGACATAGCCGATGTTCTTTTTTCGATTGCGTTTCAAATGGCTTCGTACAGCTTCAGACGTAAACTCTAGACCAAATTTTTCAGTTAGCATGTCGGCGTATTGTTGGTATGTATGCTCCGGATATTGTTTCATCAACTCATGAAGGTATGTGGTTTCTTCAGCGGTCCACAATCTATGTTTCTTCATTTGCCCACCTCTTTCGAGGCATATTTAAAGCGGCGCCGCGACTGCGACACCGCTTAGCAAGGTTGGCGCTCGCACGATCCGTTGCGGGCGCTTGTCTGTGTATTAAGGAGCAGTCCCGCATTCGCGTGGCGCTGCTCCGCTCCAAATATATGAGCACCGGAAGGTGCAAACCCATGGGTTTGATACTCTTTCAAGAGATGATAACCTGGAATCCGTCTGTTTTCAGACCAATTCCTTCGACCATCTCCATCAGAGTATCCAAGCACCGAAAGGTGCGGGCTTATTCCTCTCCGAACCCGCCTTCCATGATACCATTTTATCCTGTCAATACCCCCTCAAAACTATACGATTACTATATGATTTATATCCAGCCTAATTTTTCTGCAATAGCATGAACAATGAGGCGCCGATATTTATATGCCGTCTGAACATGAATATTACATTCTCGAGCGATTCCATCCCAGCTTAAACGGCGGCTCCGTGAGAAATATCTCAGTTTAATTAACTTTAATTGTGTTTCATCTAATGTACTTAAAACCGTCTCAATAGCTTCCACAATTTCTTCTAAGTTTCGGAGCCTTTTATCTGTTAATAAACGAGTAGCAATTCTTTCTGTTGGTCTTCCTGGACTTCTCACAGAATTTCGTCCTGGTTTCGTGTTTTCATCATCATATATGGAATCATGAAGAATTTGTTCTCTCAACCTTTTAATTTCCTTCTTTGTTTCATGGTATGAATAAAGTTCTGCTTCGACATGCTTAAAGACTGCAGGTTTTAAATTAATCATAACTGTCATTATTTTTCAGCCGCCTTTTTCAAAAGATAATATGCTTGGTTATCCTTATGGACTTCGGCATGACATGAAGCACAAAGGAGGATTAAATTATCCAGCTCATTTAATCCACCTTTTGAAAACTCTTTGATATGGTGAATATGCAAATTATCAGTCGAATGGCATTTAACACACCTATAATTGCATTTTTCATAGACTTCTCTTTTCAACTTAGCGCTTATAGTTCGGCCCTCTTGAAATTTGTCCGATTTCCCATCAACAATATCCCTAAATTGATAAACATGATGCATTCCGCATGAGAGATACATCATATATGCGCCGACAATCCATGGCGGCGCTGGAATTGTATTATCTTTTTCTATTACCCTAAGGTAATAAGGATCCTCACCTGTTACCCTTGCCATTTCTTTAATCGATTTTTTTCTAAGTAATCGCATGCCTAGCAATTCAGTTCCATAAACCTCTTCTCTCCACCAAGGCATCATGCGATTATGCAGTAGATCATGATCAATTTTCTTTATTCGTTTTTTCGACATTAGAAACAACCTCCTCTGCAATCCAACCTCGAAAACGCACACATCGATAAAACGGACACACATTTTCTTTCATCAGCCAAATGCACCCATTGCAATTCCCTTTCCGGACCTTGACCTTCACGCTCCACCCCTCCAAAAAGAAAAGAGCACCAACCCCGCAACTGCGGTGATCGGTGCCCCGGTTGTTCCGGTAGCTTATTATTTAGTTTATTTTTTTGTATAACTCACTTCATAATGCACCGGCTTCCCGGCCTGCCATGTGATCGTTTGCTTGCCGTATCCATCGCCCGGGATGTCGAGCTTTTCGAGCTTCCCATCCCGGACCATGTATACGGCATTTTCTAGAAGATTGACCTCCGCCTTCAATTCCGCCATGTTGCTCACCGCCGTGTTTGTTTTTCTTGTTCCTTCTTGGCCGGTTCGATGTATTCCTCCCGGATGACTTGCCGTTGCCATTCGTAGCTGCCGGGTTTGATTTCTTTCTCTTTCATCGAGATTCACCTCCCAATGGTTTGACCTTCAATTCAATCCGTGGTTGTTCGCTATACCATTTCCTAACCGTCATTCCGACTATCTGCTTATCATCACGCCAGATAATACCCGTCAGGCTGTCCCAAATGCTCTTGACTACATTGTCAAGGTCTGGCTTTGTTGTCGGCCGCAATTCGCCGTTCAAAGCCTTCTCGCGTTTGTATTTCGGCATCGACTTCGGAATAGAACGATAGACGTCCATCTCGACTTCGATCTCGCATTCCAACGGCTTATCTGGCTTGTTCTCGCTTGCAACAAGCCTGATATATTGCTTGAATTCGCGGGATTTTTTTGGGTCATATGCCTTCACATGCCCGCCGATTGTCGTGAATCTTGGCCGACCTTGGGCGACCGGCTCGCCGTAAACCGTAAACTCAATCATTCCGCGATCTCACCCGTTCTTTTTCAGCCATTCTTTGGCTTCCTTGAGCATTTGATCTTGCATTCACTCACCGCCTAGAGCTCTTCTTGCTAAGTCACGCATAATATTGCAATCAATAGAACTATGACCTTCATCAACATTCGCAATTTCATGTAACGACTCCCTCAATTGCCGGACTTCCGTAACTAAACACAATAAATCCGCAATAATCTCTTTATCAAACGGGTTAAGGCGGTCCAAATTCACTCGTTCCGCGCGTTGTTCGATTTCCAAAAGCTCTTGCTCGGTCAATCGATCTTTGCTCATCCGGCAACTCTCTCTTTCCGTTTTTCAACCAATGTCAAAATTGCGTACCCGGCAATATCGCGGAGCGTGTCTTCGATCGACTCGTCATCCACCTGACGCTCTTTGTCGATGAGCGTCCGGAAGCGTTTGAGCTTGTCCGTGAGCCGGATCGCCGTCGAAATGTCGCCGAATTCGCGATACAGCTCGCCGAAACTGTCGCCGTAGTCGTGGTTTTTGCGTTCGAGCATGTCGGCGATTTCGTTGGCGATTTGCCGGAAAAGGCTAGGGTTGTTGGGCTGATCGGTAGTAGCGGCAATGCCAAGCGCGACTTTTTCGACTCTCGCCGGGTCAATGACTTCGGCCGCGGCGACGTGGGTTTCGACGGCGCCTGCATTGCTATGTTCGTTTTCTTCTTGTTCCGGCTGCAGCTGCACGTCTACCTTTTTCCCAGCCCGGAATTTTCCGATCAAACCCCATTGTTTTTTCAACATATAGAGCTTGTTGTAATCAATTCCGAACGCTTTTCTAACTTCGGCATCCGATTTCCCCTGCTCTTTCAGTGCCAAATATTCCTCTTTCGTCACGCCTGCCCATCCCCTTTCTTGACGGAGTTTTTGAAGCTCCTCATCGCTCAATTTGTATGTGACCACTTGGCTATTTACCGGGCTTTTCTGATCGGCATATCCGAAATTGAGATCAATAGCAAGCGGCATAATTGACACCTCTGAAATCTATTAGAACGGCAAATCATCGTCAGAAATATCGATAGGATCGTTGTTTCCCGTGAACGGATCACCATTGGCAAACGGGTCATCATTTTCAAACGGATTATCGTCGATCGGCGGATATTGCGTCTGCGCCGGTTCGCTCGTTCTCGAACCTTTGGAATCCAAGAACTGAATATTTTCGGCCACCACTTCCGTGACGTACACCCGCCGACCGTCCTTTTCGTAGCTGCGCGTTTGCAAACGCCCGTCCACTCCGGCAAGACGGCCCTTTTTCAAGTATTCAGCCACGTTCTCGCCGAGCTTCCGCCATGCGATCACGTTAATGAAATCCGCTTCCCGCTCCCCGTTTTGGTTCGTGAATGTTCGGTTGACGGCAAGTGTGAAATTCGTCACCGCCACGCCGCTCGGCGTGTACCGAAGTTCAGGATCGCGTGTCAGCCGGCCGACCAAAATCACACGGTTGATCAATCGTCATTCCTCCATCAACAGTTTTTCTATTTCAACAATGGCCTTGAATATTGGGTAAATTTGTTGAGGTACTACCGCATTTCCTAGCGCTCTAATTCTGTCCATCCGATTGGGAACCCCATCATTTGTTCCCAAAAATCCGGATTCGGTCGCCCTCTTTTTCCAGTCAATATCATCAAATAGTTTGGAAGCTGTCCTAAATGCGCCCGTTCCCCGTTTTCCAACTTCCTCAAAGTTTTTTGATAGTCGTTTAATCCTCTCGTATCCGACGCGGTTGGTGTTGGGAAGGTTTGCGACAATAAAGACTCTGTCTCGTCTGTGTGGGGCCTTGACGGCCAAAGCCGGAAGTATGATCGCCCCTGCGGTGTAACCGATACTTTCCAAGTCAGATAATGCGTTGTCGAGGCCCATATTGGCGAAGTTAGCAACATTTTCACCAACAACCCAACGGGGCCTAATCTCTTGGATGATCCTAAACATTTCTTTCCAGAGAGCGCGGTCATCTTCTTCGCCTCGTCGCTCCCCGGCAATACTGTAAGGCTGACAAGGGAAGCCTCCGGAAATAATGTCAACTGTTCCATGCGGCTCAATCACCCCTGTTTCTTCAAGGACTTTTCTATTTAGTGTTCGTACATCATCGAAAACCGGAACATCGGGCCAATGCTTTTTTAAAACTTTTTGGCAAAAGGGTTCACGCTCGCAAAAAGCAATCGTCTTAATTCCGGCCCATTCCATTGCCAATGAGATGCCTCCGATGCCGGCAAACAATTCGATTGCTTTCATAGTTCCTCCTTTTGTGTTATAGCCCGCTTAGAATCGCATCAAGCTCTTTTTCTCGTTTTTGGACATCCTCGGGCCGCGTGTCGCTTGAGGCTAATTCTTCACCAGTCGCCCATTTCGGCAGCCTATCCACTCGCTCATTTGCTCGATGCGTCTTGCTTTTTGTTTGCCGCTCTTTTCTTGCATTCTCGTAAGCTCGCACTTGATCGATAGTTTTGAGGCCCTCTGCATGCCATTCTTTGAGAATGCTTTCCACGTATCCGAAGTTTTTGGCGTTCCTCTTCAAAGCTAGTTTCATAGCTGCAATGACTACATCTTCGGATAGTTGATCAACCCAATTCAAAATCTCTGTGATGATGAACTCGCTGAAATTCCCAAAATTGATCGTGAAAAACTCCACCGCGCGCGATTGCGGCAGGCCGCCGCCTTCGTCGTCGGTATTTTTATGTTTCGTTTCGTTTAGTTTAGTTTCGTTTAGTTTATTAATGGTCTGGGTTGTTGTCGGGGTTTTTGTCTGGTTTGTTGTCTGGGTTATTGTCTGGACTCTTGTCTGTTTTTCAGACAAGTTATCTTCACTTATCTGGTTTGTTGTCTGTTTTTCAGACAAGGAAAACATCCGAAAAACTGTTGCTTTTGTACCTCTTTCTTTAAAATCGATTAAACCAGCTTGTTTTAACTGATTGCGGGCTGTATAGTAGGCATCTTTCTTTAAACCTGTTTTCGCTTCTATTACTGATCTGGCTACCGTAAATGATTCTTGCCAACCGGACTTGTTGTTAAGGTGCATTAGTGCATGCCATAACAGAACTGCCGATTTGGACAACTCATTTAGTTCGAGCCAGTCATAAAAAGCGTTGATTTCTTTGATATAGTTCATCTGATGATCAGCCCCTACGCTCGCAAATCGCTTTCATGCCTTCGATCTTGATCAATTGCAATTCTGGAAAGGAAACAGCTAAATACCCGACCACGTACTTTTTAAAGAGCTTCCCCCGGTCCTTTGAGTCCCCGGTAAGAGTTAAATAAACCGGGGGAATGTCGATCTTAACCACGGTTTTTCACCTTAGTCGAACGGCAATTCGTCTTTCTCTGCTTTTTGGGTTTCTTCTGGTTGTTCATCCAGATCATTTTGCACGCTGAATTCAACGTCAATCGCATCTTCATAGACCGACTTCGGATCATCCGTGACGTCTCGGCGGTAGGTTTCGTCGTGGGCCGCCGCTTGTTGGATTTCAACCGATATCGGTAAGTACTTCCACATATGACGGATGACGGTTTTCTTCGCCATTTCCTCATAGTCCGTTACCCAAGGTCCATTGTTAGCCGCTTTTGAGCGCCGGCGGCGCTTTTCTATCTCTTCTTTCGGCATGAATTCGAACTGATAGCCGCCGTCTTTAAAGTGGGCTACGGCATAGACGCCGATCATTTGCCCGCGATCTGCTTCCATGCTCGGTTTGTGCTTCAATTTTGGCTCCAAACCGAGCTCATACTCGAATTCGTCCTTTTCATAGACCGCGTGCGCATAGATGTTTTGGATCTGGCCTGAACGACGGGCTAGATCGATCATCCCCTTGTAACCAATGATGAATTGGACGTCTGTCTGACCTGTCTTGCCGTTTTTAAACGGGACAAGGTAACAATGTCCGATCAGACCAGGCTCCAAACCGAGCTGCGCTGCCTGCATGACGGCGCCGAGCAAGCTCGGAACCGATGCTTCCAATAGCTTCGGATTCGTTCGGATGGTCGTGAGAGCTATCCGAGCCATACGGTCCGGATCCATATGCTTTGGCAAGGCTTTTTCGATTTCCGGACCCATTTTTTTGAGATAGTGCGCGATCGTATTAGCCGGGTTAGCTGGCTTGTTGTCCGATGTTTTTTGGTTTTTGGTAGCCAATTGATTTTTCAGGCTTGCGTTGGTTGCCATTTATTATCGAGCCTCCTTGATCGTGAATCTGCGTGATATAGAAGGTTTGAGATATTGTTCATAGATGTCCGGCCGTTCTGTTTTCAGCCGTTTGGTATCGATGCGATTGGTGGTGACGGTTTTCCATGTCACGATGTGGTTCGATGCTATACCGCGTTCGAACTCGCCGAGCATTCCTTTGAGCTTGTTTTCGTATGATTTTTTGAGTTCGGTTAGATCGTCGATCTCCGTGTTAATTTGTTGTAGCGCTTCGATGATCTTGTCCGCTTCATTCGGAAGCTCCGTCTCCGAGTCAGGTTCTGCTTCTGGATAGAGGGACCGAAGCAGTTTCTCGGACGCTTCCGACCCATCGAATTCAGGCGGGATTCGCGGAACGACATGGCCGTTCCAAAATTCTTCTTCCGCTTCGATGAGCATTTGAATGATTTCCTCATCGCGCTCGATTTTTTTGTATTGGAATTTGTTGCCGCCAATGAGGACGGCGATCCACCAAGCATCGTACCCCGTCACGGCCATGTAGTGCTGGCATTGAATGAGATACGGCGCCGGGACTTCGTCGTCTTTCCATTCGTCTTTGAGATATTCGCTGGCCGTTTTGCATTCAAGGCCAGATCTCTCGCCGACGATCAGCCGGTCAACGTTGGCTAGCATCCAGGGGTAGTCGGGATGTTGAAGTATGGCGTTTCGGTTTCGGACTTTCTTCCCGGTTCGGCGAGCAAACTCACGGGCGACGACATCTTCGAGGACTTGCCCCCAATACGCAGCTTCCGAAGATACGTCTGAATCAAGCTCTCCGATTTTCTCCATGTAGACTTGGATAGGTGATTTCCATTTGTTGAGTCCGAGAATCGCCGCGGCATCGCTACCGCCGATCCCCTTCCGGCGTTCTCGTAGCCATTCTTCATGGCTCAACTCCGACGTCGGTACCAAAACCGCCGAATGTGCCAATATCAACCCTCCTTGCTTTTGAGCCGGGCCCCTGCTATACTAGGGGCAAGAGAACATTTGCAGGGACCCGAATCGACTGTTGCCGCAGTCGATTTTTTCATACATCACGCCATTCGGCGCCCAAATAATGCATCAGGCATTGATAATCAGAAAACCGTTGTCCATCCCAAAAGATGTGCTCATATCCCTCGATGATTTCCTCTCCGCACCCACAAGCGCATTTTCCGAGTATGCGGGCCGGGCGCTCGGTATAGCGCACCATCGGGTTTTCGATCGTGGTGTTCATGAAGAACCTCCTTTCAGATCACTCCGACATCGCCACGGAATCGATGCCCAACCGGCAGCCGGCGATCGTTTCGGCGAACCGGTGCATGGATCTGCCTTGACTTGGTTGTATCAATCGGCACATCGAATTCGAAAACCTCTTCCCAAAGAATCCAATTACGATGTTTCACTGTGATTTTCTTTGCACAAAACAATTTCATTAGAACCCCCTTTCGTTATGTATGGGTTGGCAAAGCGGGCAGGATTTGAACCTGCGACCACTCCCTCGATAAACGTACTACCGAAGTAATACGCTTATCGCGGGAGTGCTCTACCAAACTGAGCTACCGCTTTGCCAGGCCTGTCTCGTCAGCGACGGGAGGCCATCCCCGCCGGACCGGGGCGGGACGCGGACAAGGGGGATTCCACCTCCCAAAATTTTTTGATTTTCCCCGGTTTCGACATGATGGCTTGATCTTGTCAACCACATGAAAACGTGGTAGACTTGAATTGGGAACGTGTAATAATTGCGCCGTTTGTCATGCCGTCGCTTTTGCGGCGGTTTTTTCTTTTTCTCGGGCCATGAAGGCTTTGGCGTTTTCACTCACTTCTCGCGCTTTCATGACTGGCGATACGTACCAGACAAATCTTTTTGCCATCCCAAAACACCCCTTTCGATTCTCTTGTATTGATCAACAGGCAATCGCTTTTTCAGATCAGCTAGTAGCAGCTCTACCTGCCGCTTTTCCCGCTCTTTCGGCGTCACCGCTTTCCCTCCTTCAACTCATGCTCATGAATGAGCTTGAGACGTTTTCTATCCAGGTCGAATTCCTCCTCAAGTACGCCTTGCATGACGAGCGCCTTCTCAATCACGTCCCTAATTTCGTGCCATACCTTTTCAGCCGTCTGCTTCCTCCGTTCAGGGTCAATGTGTCGCGCCAAGATGAGTTCCCCCAATGCTTGTTCAGCTTCGTCTAGCTCTTTGAGCAGGATTTCTTTGAGAGCGGCCGGATGGAGGTCGAGGTTCGGCACCTCATCCAAGATGTTGCTGATATACCCGCCGCTGCGCTCGTCGATGATGGCGAGGGCTAACCTCCAATTCAGCCGGGCGACATTCGCGTCATGATGATCCGCGAGATCAAGCTTCCCGTTTTCAGCTTTTGAGATCATCGCGTGATCGACATGGAGTTGCCGGGCCAACTCTCGCTGACTGATCCCCCTTTCCTGTCTGTATTGCAACAGCGCTTCACCAATTGACATGTCAGTTCCCCTTTCTATTCACCAAACTGATATTTAAGTTTGATAGATTGTAGATTTATGATTACGTTAGACAATCAGATAGCTTTCCGATCAGATTTTTGTTGCTGTTCCCGATACTCTTGAATGAGCCTCGGGAACGATGTGCGGGCAAAAAATTCGACGATCAGCTTTTTGGTATGCTCTTCGCTGGTTAAGTATGTGATTTTCACGAGATCACCTCCTTAGGCTGTATGTTTGCTATTGCTAACGCTTTTGGTAAAAAAAATATCATCAAAGTTAACTCCTAGAGCGTCACAAATTTTTTTCGCTGTGCTTGGGCTTACATTTCGATTTTTTTTCTCGATTTGGCTGATAAAACCACAGCTTAAACCAGCTTTACGCGCGAGTTCACGTTGTGAAAATCCTTTTTTGATGCGAATATCTATTAGCGCGTCGATTTTTGTTTTAATCATGTCTTTCCTCCTCTCGTTTGCTTCTGTAAACATTTTAACATGGTCGTATGCAGTTGTAAACACTTTTTTATATTTTTTTCGGGAAAAAATTTTTTAGAGTGGTTGCTTTTGCTATGATAGAGTTATCAAATGTAATCACTAGGGGTATTAATATGGATTTTGCAGATGCGCTTAAAAAGCTGAGAAAAAGTAAAGGTTATTCAATTCGGCAATTAGCTCTTTATTCTGGTGTGTCTGCCGGATTCTTATCTCAGATCGAAAACAAAAAAAGGGGTATACCATCACCTGATATTTTAAAAAAATTATATAAACCTCTTGGAATTACATATGAAGAAATCATGAGATTAGCCGGTTATATGGATAATGAAAAAGTCAATGAATCAATTGCGACATATGGTTTAGACGAAGATATTGAAAAACTCCTGAGTGATCCAGAGTTCATGATCGCCTACAAAGAAATGCCGGGCACTCCAGAGGAAGCCAAAGAAGAACTCATACGCTTTATGAAGTATCTAAAATATGAGGAAGAAAAAAAGAAAAAGAAATGACACCAAGACATGTATCACGGCTATTTATGCATGTCTAATTTTATAAAGGGGGAATTAAAGATGGGATTTTTTGTTAAAAAAGTGACATGTGCTATATGCCAAAAAGAAATCGGATTAAATCGATTCAGAATCGCCGACAAACAATGGATATGCCCAAAATGTTATAAAATGGCTGGGTTGAAACTGACAGATAATACATCAAAGATGAATGTCGATGACATCAAAGCTCGTATGAAAGCAAAAGAAGAAAACCAAAAAAAATTGGATGCCTTTAATCCAACAAAGAAAATAGGATCTTTCATGGAATTCGACGATAATCAAAAGCAATGGGTAGTTCTCTCTGGAATCTTAGGAAAAAGAAATAAATCAACTGTTTATAATTATAGCGACATCGTCGACTTTGAACTTCTGGAAGATGGCGAATCCATTGCAAAAGGTGGCCTCGGAAGAGCACTTGTTGGTGGCGCGCTTTTTGGCGGCACAGGTGCGATCGTCGGTGGAATAACTGGTAAGCGTAAACAAAAAGGAATCTGTAACAGTCTAAAAATCAAAATTACCGTGAATGACATAAATAATCCAACTGTCTATGTGAATTTCATTACTTCAAGCACTAAAAAAGATGGAATGATTTATAAGTCGATGATGAAGAATGCCCAAGAGTGCTTATCGACTTTGCAAGTGATTTGCGATCAACAAAAACGGAAAGAAAATAAATCATCTGATACAAACGTCGATGAAATAAGAAAATATAAAGAATTACTAGATGATGGAATCATTACCGAAGAAGAATTTGAAGCAAAGAAAAAAGAATTATTAAATATATAAGGTGGCCATATTTTGGTACACCTTCTTTTATAAAATAAAATAGAACATATGTTTGTATATTAAAAGGGGGAATTCCGGTGCACTATACGATGTTAGAAGATTTCGCAAAAGCGCTTTATTTGCGGATGGGAATAACTTCACCGGAAGAGATTGATATGAATGAAATCGCCGCTATTTTGGGAATACGAATCATCCATACGCCTTTTAGCAGCCGAGCTTTTACCCGGCCGTTTGTCGGCATAAATCTACTAGACTCATTATCTCCTCAACAACAATGGGAAGATTTTGGACATGAGCTGAGACATATTTTATTTGATTCCGGGATTCAATTTCTTCTACCAAATTCATTGGTGAAATATATAGAGTGCAAAGCTAATAGCTTCATGTATCACTTTTGTGTGCCGACATTCATGCTAGAAAAACTTATTTTTCCCGATTATAATGCTGCGTTTTTTATTGCGACTACTTTTAATGTCACCTTAAAATTCGCGGAAAAACGACTCAATCAATATAAATGTAAACTACATCAAGAAAGGATGCTCATATCATGATGAGAGCAGGTATATATATTCGGGTGAGCACAGAGGAACAAGCTAAAGA